CCTGAGCGCACACGTATTTACGCCTGTCTGGGAAAGCACAGAAAAGGTTGCACTAAGGACGGGGTCAGTAGAGTTAATAACCGTTTTGCCTGAACTCGTAATTCGCGCCCGCTCCGTCGGGCTGCTCGCCCCGTCGGCGGTAGTGGAGAACACTAATCTTGTTGGGACGTCATTAGACCCAGGTGTTCCATCTATAGTTGCCGAGATCTGTGCGCCGACTGATTCAATGTCAGTTCCATCTGCAGCCGCAAAAGAAATGCGGCCAAGTTCATCTCCGTTATTGACAACAGTTACGCCGGAACCTCCAGTTCTGCCAAAAGCAACAATTGGAACGTCACCACGCCGCAGGATTGAAAGGCCAATGTTTGCCCCCGTTTCAATTTGAGAAAGTGCAGCAGCTCCTGCAACGGCAGTGCTCGTAGACGTGCCAACTAACAACCTGCCGGAGCTGTCGATGCGGGCGCGTTCGGAGCCGTTTGTATTAAAACCAAGAACTCCACCGGCAGAAACAGTCATGTTCCCGCCCATCTTGATGTTTGTGTTTGCTGTTGAGCCAAGAATTGTTGACTCGTCTTCAGGCAAATGAATAGCAGCTACGCCACCAGAATTGTTTTGGCGTACAACTAACTTATGGCTAGGCGCATTATCGCCAATCCCTACTTTCCCGTCTCGAAGAATACTTACAACCTCTCCGTATCCGCTAGTGTTATTAAACAAATAAAAGCGGTTATTTGTATCATTGACCCTGATGGCCCAATCATCGGAAGTCCCCCCACTGGTCCGTAAACCAATACCAGGGTTGGATGATCCATAAACGGAAAGAGGCCAGCCAGGGCTGCTAGTCCCCAGACCTAGGCCAGTTGAAGTAAGACGCATTTTCTCGGATGCGTTCTGCGTAAAAACAATGGGATGATTAGTCTCAGTTCCGAAGTTAAAAACTGACCCAAACCAATAACTTGATGCTTTATTGTTTAGTCCAGTATCCGCCCAGTACAGAGCTCCAGATCTGCCTGAAGTTGCAGAGGCAAGTGTTACGGCGGGCATTCCTGCAACACCAACACTGATTGGCGAACTTGTTGCCAATCCAACATTCCCACTACTATCAACAAACAACCTCCCCGCACCATTAGTCGAGATGGCTACTTGGTCTGCACCGGGGGAGTAGATGCCGGTGTTGGTGTCACCGGTGAACGCAATGCTTGGAGTTGCTGCAGCACCAGCAGCAGCACTGACCACACCTGTGGTGGTGATGGTCTGATTGGCAATCATTGTTGAGGTGACAGTACCGGTATCGCCTACAGTAACAACATTATTACCACTCTTTGTGAGCGTTCCACTCACTGCAAGGTTACCAGTGACAGTACCACCTACAAGTTTCAGGTAACGTGCTTCAGGATCATTCGGGAAGTATTGAATCCAGGTCCAGGTAGTACCAGCAGTTTGGTAGATAATACGAACACTAAGACCAGAACTACCAACAAAACCTACTGGTAGACCACTAAGTGGAGTGAAGCTTTCAATACCAGTAGAATTGGTAACTTCAACAGCAGTGTTATTAGCAGGTGTAGCGGGGATTGCTGCAACGTTAGCTACGGTTGTATAAAGCACAGCATTAGCCACAGCAGCAGCAGCAGCGTTAGCAGTAACGGTTGCAGCGTTAGCCGTGTTAACTGCTGTTGTAGCATTAGTAGAGGCAGTATTAGCCGTTGTTACAGCATTAGAGGCATTGGTAGAAGCTGTATTAGCTGTAGACACTGCAGAACTAGCTGCAGACGTAGCGGAGTTAGCAGTGTTTACAGCGTTAGTTGCAGCAGTGGATGCAGCGTTTGCCGTGCTTGTAGCGGCGTTGGCTGTACTAAGTGCTGTAGCGGCATCAGACGCTGCGCTGTTGGCCGTTGCAGTAGCTGCATTGGCTGTGTTGACAGCAGTAGTAGCGTTAGTGCTGGCCGTATTAGCCGTAGACACAGCAGCACTAGCGTTGGTGCTAGCAGTGTTAGCCGTTGATACGGCTGCAGAAGCGTTACTGGAGGCTGTATTAGCCGTGCTAAGAGCGGTGTTAGCTGTACCAATAGCAGTGTTGGAGTTCGTCAGTGCAGTGTTAGCCGTGCTAGTGGCTGTTGCTGCATTGTTTGACGATTCTTGCGTGACGTATAAGTTCTGTGTGAAGTTATCGTTCAGGTCAGACGAACGGATAGCAGAACCTGGATAGAACTGAGCAGCCAGGCTAGCGTCATCCGTTTGACGATAAATCCGAATAGCAGCCCCATTAGCCGGTGCTGTATTGAATTGGATAGTAGTAGCGTTGGGTAACAGTACCGTTCAAGGAAACCTTGATATCGGTGGTCTCTAGATATGGGAAGGTAAAAGAAAAGAGGACGGTGGTTCCGTCCCCTGTGTAGGTATTCTGAGTGACAGCCATTAACTTTAACTACCTTGTCTGTGGAAGTTGATAACCTTTTGAATGTCTTGCCCAGTGCGTAGCTGCATCTCCCGAGAGCCTTTGGCAAAGCCTGGGGCACGCATCTGCGGATTCTCGTTGAGAAGTTTAGATTCAGCAAACTGTTTGGCTTGTAGGAAGATACGATCAATCTCTCGGTGCAGATTACCCTTTCCGAAATCAAGCTCTTTGCTCTCAATATTCTTCATCCGAGCATCTTTGATTGCAGCAAGCTCCTGCTGCACCCATGGCTTCTTCGTAAGCTCTGCTAGTTGACCCTCGATATTGCCATAGATACCCATGTAGCCAGCAAGCTTGCTGCGTTGCTCATGCGTATACTTCTCAGGGCTACCGTGGTATTTAGTGAGCGATGGGACAGCGTTATAACCAGCATCAATCAGAAGCTGACGGCCTGGTGTCATCTTGTCTGTATTGACCTTGATTGGAGTCGAGGCATTCAGAAGACGGACAAGAAGGTTATGGTTGTTAAGGATAGAACCATCCATGATGTCCCGTGAATACGGCAGCTTCCCATTAGGATCAAAGATATCCAGTAGAGAGTTGCGATTACGCATGAGTTGACCGATGTCGTCCTCGACTTCACGCAATGCGGGATCGTAGATGCGGCTTACTTGACCGCGAGCACCAGCAAAGGGGATGATCGAATTACCAGTGTTAGCAATCCAGCGGTTAAGAGCGGCTTTGTTGCCACTGGTAAGGTCAAAGAAAGAAGCTAGACCTTGTGTCCACGATTTATTCGTAATGTTCAGGCCAACAGAATAGAGGATCTTTCCATGGATGTTCTCAAGAATGCCCTCATTAGGATTAGCCCAGAATAGGTTTGCAGTATCAGCAGCCATGGTCAGGACGCTGGACATTGGTCCCATCCACTGGTGGCTGTACCACTGGTTGCCGATCTTGACTGAGTTCCAGTAAGCACCACCCATGGCCTTTTCCATAGAGCGACGCTGTTCTTTGTCAGCGGGCGGGCTGCCGGTCAAAGCACCTTGGAGGAGCAACTGATTAGCTCCAAACAATGCGATTGCACCAGTAGCAACACGGCCACGAGTTTCAGCGGCAGCATCAAGCCAGTCGTTATAGCTATAGTTGGTGATGCCACGGGCAGCCATAAACTCTGCAATCTGCTCCTTGGTTGCCTGAGTAGGACGAACCGCCATCAGGAAGTCTTTATGCAGAACACCTAACGGTGAATACCTGAAGCCCATGCCAAGCATGTTAGTGGTTGTTCTGGGGAACAAGATGAACGGCTTAAGGATGGGCATAGCTGTGGTCAAACCAGTCACAGCATTGGAGACAGGGTTGTCCAGAGACATAGCGATTTCCTTAGTTTGGAAGTCAACTACTTCATCCCGGATGATGCCATCCTGGTCAAACATCTCCTTGTAGATGCGCTCTGAAGTCTGCTTTAGTGAAGCTTCAGTGATATCACCACCTTGGTCAAGAAGATCGGTGTAAGCTCGTGCTCTAGCCTGAGCAGAGCCTAGGAATGCACGTGTGAAAGCATCACCACTAGACATAAGGTTGGCACTGTAGCGAACCCATTTGGAGTTGTTGAAATCACGCAGAGCCTTGGCGAGTCGGTACATATGCATAGGACCGCTTTCACCTTTAGCCGCTCTAGCACTGGCAATGTTTTCAAGTACCATCCACCGGTCTTCATCCATGATTGCAAAGTCTGGACGATCAATGTCTCCGTACTTGACGGGATCATCCATGATCTTCTGTGTCTGAAGACGGGCGTAGCTCATTGCATTCTGGAATGAGTCACCAAAAGCTCCGTATTGGACCCACCAGCGCTGCAGTTGCTTGTAGTCAAGACCAGTACCCAGAAGCTGAGTAAACGGCTTTGAGACAATCAGAGCTGCGTTACCAAACCATGCATTGGTAAACGTGCTGGATGCAGAAAGGATGGAGTTATAAATCGTGCTCCAAAGACCCTGCTGCACAAAGTTTGGCATGCTGGGGTCATTATCGATAAAACCTTTAGTGATCAGACCAGCAGGATTGAGATGCTTGTTGAACCAACCATTGAGGGCAGATATCGTACGGACATCACCATTGGTAAGGTCGTATGCCTCCATCAAGGGCTTGAGATACTCAGGATTTTCCCTTGAGATGGTTCTAAGGTTATCGACAAACTCTTTGTTCTGAGCTGCTTTCTTGGCGAACTTGTCGGTAATGTCAGCGTGAGCTTCTTTAGCGATACGTCCCAAATCAGCAACATTCTTAGCTTTAGCCCAAAAGCCTTTATTGCGTAGAGCCATACCAGAGGCGTAGGAGTTAACCCATGTCTCATTCAGCAAGAATTCAACCTTGTCAAGAATACGTTGCTGAACCTCACTAGTATCGATCTCATTGCCAAAGATCTTGACACCATGAGCAAGGTCAGTAACTTCACCAGCAACACTGTTAATCGTCAGAGCTGCTGCTTTGGCATTCTCAGCACTCATGTAGTCGTCCATCAAACGACGAACGGCAAGCATCGAAGTAGTATAGGCTCGGTCGGTAATCTGCTCGATACCCTTACCATCGACCTTGAAGTTATTGTTGATGAACTTCTCGTCGATAAAGACATCACTGATATCGTCGAGCTTGTTATTGGGGTCAATAATCTGCTTGTACATGGAAAGCATCCCTTCGTCCATTGTGCGAGGGTCAATTTCCTTGCCAAGCTGAGTGACAGCTTTGAACTTACCTGACTCACGGATTCCCTTGGCAACCATCTCGATAACAGGACGTTTACCCTGAGATGCAGCATCCAAACCTTCACGTAGAGCAGGCTCTGAAACGATGTTTTCGATAACACCATTTACAGTGTCAGTGTTGGTGTGGATACGACCAGCATCCACCATACCCCTGCGAACAGCATTTGGACGTATGCCTGAAATACCTGTCTCATGCTTGTTAAAGAGATCAGGATTCATACGTGGCGTCGGATTCTGTGGGTCTGGGTTGCGTTGGAACTCATCCATCACAGAAGCTGCCTCATGAGCTTCACGGGCCTCTACGTTCCGTCCTACGTAATCAACAGCAGGATTGCCAGTAAGGGGCTTGACCTGCTCAGCTTCCCTAGCGATTGATGCTTTAGCAGTGTCATCTAAAGGAACGATTTTAGTTCCGGGTAGTAAGCCTTTAACCATTGGCTTCGCGGCCTTAGCCAAATAGCCGACACCATCAAGGATTCCACCTAGACCAAATCCTTCTAGGATATTCTTCTTTCGCTTAACATCTGGTGAGTCAGTATCAAGCGTAGCTATGTTGTCAGGAATCCAACCAAAGACTGACGGAAACTCTTCCTTTAGAGTACCCGTAAGGTTTCGGTCTTCAGATTCGCGTGATACCGCATCAACAGCAACACCGATACCGGCACTAGCAGCAATATCAAGGCCAGCTTTAGTAGGAGCATTTAGCTTTGTCAGTTGGCTGATACCAGGCCAGTTTTTAGCAAATCCGTTGACACCACGTTTCAGTGTCAACAGACCTACGAGATTAGGCCCAACAACACTTACAATGCTACGTAGAGCCTTACCGTATTCAGTTCGATTCTGCGGTTCAATGCGGTCATCAAGGTCTAGCCATTTGGCTCCAGTCCGATTTCCAATATCTTCTGCAAAATCAATGAAGCCACCGACAAGGGCTGTAGGAACTTCAAAAGCATTGGAGATGTTGTTCTTAATATTCTCCCCAATATTTAGAGCTGACGACTCAGATTCCATTGCCTGAGCTTTGGCGTCTTGCTGTTGTTGATCAGCTTCTTGCTGTTTAGTCTGCTGATCAACGTTCTGCTGTGCTTTATTGAGTTCACCGAGTTGAGCCTGATCTGCCTTTAGTTCCTCTTCAGCCAACTGAAGCGCGTATTCGTCTTTAGGAATATCGGAAAGGTAATCAGGCTTATTGGCAAAGTTAAGAGGATCGTAAGGCATAATTAGCTATCGATGTAAAAGCGAGGAGCAATTGCAGTGGGATCTGCCTTTCCTTTAGTTGTTTCATTGCGACCGCGTGCAGTCGTCAACATTTCAAGATGTACATGAGGACCAGTGGATCGTCCAGCTCCAGGCGTACCAGGAGCACCACCAGTAAGGGCAAATACCTTCTTGGCAGGGATTACATCACCGGGCTTGACTTTGACCTTTGACAGGTGTGCTACACGAGCACGAGCACCATCAGGGAATTCGATCTCGACCATACCGCCGTAACCGCCGTGGTTGGGGTCACGTTCAGAGATGACATCAACAACACGTGCAGGTTGCTTCAGGCTCATACGAGAACCTTGAACCACTGCATAGTCATTGCCTTCGTGGGGTTTACGTCGGAAAGATTCTTGTGAACCAAAACCACTTGTCTTCTGCATCTGAGACAGAAGCTGCTTGCCGATGGCATTGCTGAGTTTTGTATTGGCTACACCAGGGGCATGCCATTGATTACCCGTTGGGTTGACATACGGAACATCAGGATTGATCCCGTTCTCTCGCATAACACGAATAAGTTTGTTCGGGTATGCGGCTTCACCTCCAGCGTAACCAGCAGCAGCTACAGCAATTGCAGCTTCTCGTGGTGTTTTAGCTTTAAGGACTGCAGCGTAACGTGAATTCTTGGTGATGTTATCGACGTAAGCTTGAACGGATTCAGTGTGGCTGTTGTAGGCTCTCCAGCCATTACTCTTTGGATCGTAAGAGCGGAACCCAAATAGGTTGTTCTGACCTGTAGCTAGTTGAGACTTTCCATATCCAGTCTCCAGAGCCCACTGTGCGGCTGCTAAAGCTGGGTGTGGGTGACCCATGGTAACAACCATGCTCATCACGTCGTTGAAGCCCTCAGGGCCTTGCCTGACGTATTTAGGGGCTGAACCGCTGACCATGGAGACGCGGTTGACAGTCTCACGAGTTGGCATGTACTGGAGCTGACGCATGATCTCACGCATACGCGGAGACATAGGTGATCCAGCATCACCACCACCTGCATCAACAACAGTGATTGGCTTCAGCTTGTTTGTAGCAGTACGGTTATAGAGATTGATCTGTTCGTTGAGAACAGCAAGAGGGCTGATCTTACCAGCGTAAAGCCGAGAGATTTCATCAGCAATTGGTGGAATGACAAGACGCTTGTTCAAGAAGAAGCTGTCTGCAGTCTGCTTTAGGATGGGTGCAGGGATAAGCTGGAACGTAGAAATAGCAGCATTACCACCACCTTCTACCTTTGACTTGAGGTATGCACGGCGTCGAGCAGCTTCTGCTGTACCTGCAATGCTGGGAGTGATGTTGAAGCTTGCAAAGCCTTCACCACCAGGCTTATCTTGATTGTACTGATAACGACCCTTCGGATCATCAACAATAGTCTCTACAGCCTTAAGAGCATTTTGTACAGCTTCTTGAGGAGATTGGCCTCCAGCAAGATTCTCAGAGATAAGACGTTGAAGCTCACGTTGAGCAGCAGCAACAGCAAGGCCGATGGATGGGTCTTTAGGATTACCCTTGGCAGCGGACCATTGTGCGCGTGCCTCAATCTTCTCTTTGATGTAACTCATCGCGGTGTCACCACCACCACTTTTCATCGCGTCATCAGCCTTTTGAACATAGCCGCGATATGAATCCTGAATCTCTTTTGGAAGGCCAATAAGATCCTGAGGTGGAATGGGGATGCCCTGACGAATTAGCTCATCAAGGTTCTTGCGAGTTGCTGCTTCATCAATGGCTTCCACAGTGTATTTAGAAGCCCAGTTCTGAAGATCGCTGTTGGGACCGTACTTAGCAGTATGAGCCTTGATAACAGCTTCTGCATCCGCTTCAGACGGTGGGTTCTTATCCCAGTCAGCAATGATCTCCCGAGCAAGCTTATCCCCTTCCATTTGGAAGCGAGCCTCTTGGTTCTTATCACGAGCAAATGCATCGTTATTAATTTCCTCAAGAACGTCATTAAAGTCATCACCACGAACCTGCCCCCACGTCTTGCCTTTGACAATTGGGTGGGGACTATCGCGAATAGCTTCAACAGCAGCTACGTCACCAAGATCACGTAGGCGCTCCATAGCCTTTTGGAAACCACCTGCATACCCCAGACGCACGCCATCACTATCCTTCACACCCTTCATGGACTCAAGGTAATTAGTCCACGCTTGAGTGGGGTTACTTTGTACCTCTGTCTCAAACAATACGTTTGCTTCATCAGCACGTTGTTTGTTTTGAGCAACAGAGAAAGCACGCGCTTCTTGATTGAGGAAGTTAAGTTCTGTCTTTCTCATCTCCAACAAAGCCGGAGCCAGGAAGGACGCCTTCATTCCATATAGCCCCTTCTCCTTAAGGAAGATCGGCAACAACGCACGCATCACTGCTTCACGTTGTGCAGACCCGCTATGGTTCATCGGAGTGATCTCCATTGGACCATTAGGAGTCATTACCGTGATACGGTTCTGATCATCGCTGGAGAATCGTTCTTCAAGAAAAGAGAAGTAATCAGCAGGAGCCATTGCAGCCGCTGCCTTTGCACTGACAACAGGGCTAGTACGAGACTGTTGACGGACGGACTGAACCAGTTCTTCTGGCATTCCGTTGTCTTCAAGCTTGTCAGCTAAACCTTGGATCTGCTGACCGCCAGCACGAAGTTGTTGGTACGCATCCTCAACTGCAGCAGCTTCTTGGGGATTAGCCCCGAGCATGCTGTTGACGATTTCTTGGTTGTACTGATCTTCTTCTCGTTGTTTTTGATATTCAACAAGCGATTTGCTGATGGTGTCAGAGAATCTAGACAGCAATGCAAGGTTGGTAAGATCCTTGTCGTAGTTCTGCTGAGCCCGTTGTGCATCAGTAACAAGACGCTCTTGATTACGAAGAACAGCATCTTGGAAAGACTTACGTGAAGACCGTGCAAACTCATAATTGGCTTGACGATTATCACGTTCTAGTGCCTGAGCACGTTGTGTTGCTTGGAGGAATGCATCACGATTACCAATTTCAGTACGCTGGTTATCCCTCATCTGCCGTAGCATTGAGTCGCCTTGTTGACCAATAGCATCAACTCGGCCCATACTGAACTGTACCGGATTAAATCCTCGATCACGGGCGTACCCTTGATACTTGATTTGATCCATTTCTTAATTACTTAGGTAAATTTACCGCCAAACATTGTGTAGGCGCTCAAGCCAGCATTAATAACATTTCCTGCAATCGCTACCGCACTTGCACCTTGGACAGTGTTGGTCCCTTTGATTGGACGTGGACCACGCCGTGGACGTAGAGGATCCAACAGGTTTGGACGCGGCATAGCAAGAGGAGCCATCGGTGCAGGTGCTTTGAGAGGCTGCAACATGCGACGTGAATCAGCGTTGAGATCAGCTTGGTAGCGCTCCTGCTCGATCTGGCGCATTGCCATAGCAGAGTCTCTGCTTGCACTAAGAACGCTTTCCTCAAGGATTGCCTGGTTTCTTCCGTACCCAGCGATCACCGACGCAATCTGTTTCGACGCTGAACGACCAGACACACCACGTGCAATGGACTGACCTTCTTCTTGTAGCATCTTCACAAGCATGTCTTGCTGCTCAAATGCCATACCCTTCATGATCTCGTTATAACGATTCTCTTCGCTTTGACGTGCTAGTGCTGCAGCTTGAGCATTTGCACCACGCTGGAGACCGTAGATACGTTCAGACTCTTTGTATTGGCGAAGTTGATTCTTGTAGTCGAAATCGCGGATCTGAAGATCGTACTGGTAATTACGACGAGCAGTTTCTTCAAGATATTGGAGATTTGACTCATTATTCTCTCGCTGATTCTGAACATCCCTTAGTCGATAGTTATAGTCTCTCTTGGTTTGTCTCCAAGTGAACCTGTCTAACTTCTTATCATACTTGTATTGCTTATTGATTCGTTCTTGCTCAAGACGCCGTGCTTCATTCTGAGAGCTAGCACCAGTGATACCACTGATGATACCCATACCAACACTAGCGCCTAGGGTAAGTAAATCAGCCATTACGCCCTCCTATAGAATCGTGGTGAATAAGATCCTTCCCACATCATCGAAGTAAGAGAGATCGGGAATGGTGAATCACTAAAGACTTTCAAATCAAAGTTTGAATTACGTTGATGAATAGGTAATGTGTACACAGTCTGTTCGTTCAACGGAACGTCATTTGCCAGGTAGTAGTCAGCATCTTGAATGGATTGAACGTCGTACCATTCAGACTGACCTTTTGCTTTCAGCTTGAAGCCAACGTTGCTTGAAAGACCAACTGAGAACTTCACCCGAGAAACCGTGAGGTTTGCTGTGTAGTCTGCTCTGTTCTCTCCAATCTGGTAGTACAGTGTCGGGAGTTGGATGTCAAAGTCATACTTGAATCCCAGATAGACCTTACTGGCTTGTGCTGAATAGTTGTCACCAACAAACTCAAAGTAAGGACCAGTTATATCGCTACCACGAGTGGGCGTCACAGTGAAGCCAGACTCACCAGTGTTGGTTGGGTCAGCAATGATCACAGCAGGGCTCAACCCAGTAATGTCTTTATACCGGAGGTAGCAACGATTAACCTTCGTAGTAGCGTTGTAGGTGACGCTAGAAGGCGTTGCATAGCAATCCAAGCACAGTTGTACAACCTGCCCGCTATCAGCCCTCAGGATGGCATCGTCAGGGGTCTGAGTGAGGTTTGCTTTGACCAGCGTGTACTGGTTGGATTGATAGGTGACGATGTAGGTATCATCGCTGTCAACAACAAAGAAGTTCACGTTGCCGTGAAGCTTCCAGTTAAACCACGTTTGCATCGCAGTCTCATCACCAACCACATAGGTACGGAAGAAGTAGATGTAATCACTCGATGGGCCATACATCGAGAAGAATGAGTTCTGTGGTGATGCCACTAGATCAGTGACAGAATCAGGAACCCACTCAGAAACAATACGGCCAATATCAAGGACATCTGGATTCTCCTGTTGACCACGTGTTGCCATTGCGTAGATACGGGTATAACCTGGAGACTTGCTCAGGAACACCATGTTTGGACCCACATCTACAGGATCGACTTTCTCATCGTTCTCGTAGTTGCTGATGGTACGAATCACGGATGTCTTGGGTGTCAAGATACCGTCATCGGAGTACATCAGGAACTGCTGAGCCTTACTGAACAGCACCAGACCCTGAGCAGCAGGTAGCACTGCATGAAGCACTGCTGGCCTTAGGCTTGAGCAACTGATGTCAATAGGATCGTTATCAGCTTGGGTAAGAGCAGAGACGTGATAGAAGTTATAGAACTCACCGCTTTGACTCATGGACACATTGTCCTCAGTCAGGAAGCCAAGGCGGTTGTTATGGAAGAATGCTTGTTGGATTGTTTTACCAACAAAGCTGGGGTGTTCATTGGTTTCATCATCACCAACGATCCGTTCATCCCAGGTGATAGGACGTAACTCAAACGTGTTCAGTGCAGTGTTCACCAGCTCATGTGGCATGGTGGCAGCGGTGAGACCTTTGGATACGTTTGGGGCTACGGTCTCTTCCCAGCTACCTTTACCTGAGGCACCATTCTCCGCAATGAACTTTGCGTAGTAGCTGTCCTCCTTGAGGACTGTATTATTGATCTTGACTACACGGTTATGGACGGATTCGGCAGGTAGTCGTGAGAAGTTATCAACCTCATCTTGGAATGCTGTCAGTTCTTCACCACTGATGCCACCTTTTGCTGTGATTGTGAAGGCAGTGGACCTGCTGATCTCAATACAACCCTTGAGCTGCGTGACAGTAAGGCCAAGACTGTTGGCACTGTTCAGTGAGTCAATACGGTTCTTGATCTGTGTCAGTACTTCTTCAGCGTTAAGAACCTGATTGCTAGTGGTGTTGGTGTTAGCCGGATCTTCTGTGTTCTTTGTGGTGTAAGCAGACGTAGTAAACCCAGCAATAGTTACTGAGTAGCTTGCACCATACTCAGCACTGAAAAGACGAATGGTTGCGCGTGCCTTAGCAGTGAAGCTTGGAGCTGCTTGAGTGGTGACGGTCTTCTGACTGTTAACAACAATGGTGGTGTCTTGAACGGTCAAAACCTGAAGGCTATCCTTTGCGTTGGATGTGCCGTAGGTCAGGTAGCTAGAACCACTGTTGGTGACAGTGACGGTAGCTGCTGGGTTATTGACATTCCAGATCTTGATGTTTGCACCGTAGATCACACCAATGTATTTCTCAGTTTCATCACGGTTGATGTAGAACCACTTACCGTTTTGAAACTCATTAGTGGTGGAGGAAAGGTTACCAAGCCACTTCGTACCAGGCCGTTTGCTAAGACCAAAGGTTGGATCAGGATAGGAGTTGATTGCTTCTCGTACCTGGCCTGGAATTTTTTTGTCGTCAGGTTGCTTCGATACTCCACCGAGGAAGTTCGGAATTCGTTGTGTTACTGCAGCCATTAGCGATACAAGGCACGATAGGGTTCATAGCTGGTGTAATAATTGGCACCACGAGGGTGGCCAAAGAATGTATAGTCACCTTGATTGCATTCATACTCCAGAGCCATAGCACGGGTATAAGCTTCACGTTGCTGCAGCATCTGGTATTGGGTACTATCGCCAACAATGCGAGTAGAGACAATACTTGCAGCACGAGCAACGATGTAGTCTTTGATAGGAGTGGGAAGATCTACCCAGTCAAACAGCCACACCACATCACAGGAGACCTGCTCAGTGAAGGTGTAGCTGTGAGCAGTGCGGTCATACAGCTTTCCACTACGACGGACTACATCACGATCCCTGTAGTCTGGTGTTAGATCAAGTTGCAGTACGTTGTTTGGGATCTGGATTTGGTTGTTGTTATCTGGAGTGAACGGGTAATTGAACTCTTTATTAAACGTCCATCCCTCTGCCTGCACCTCCCGAGACACCTGCAAGAGTGTGTCGTATGCAATCGCAACGTCCGGGTTGGTTTGATCGAGAGTAGTGACAGGAGCCTGACCAACTGACGCCAGGATCTCATTAACAGCTTGAAGCTCAGTCTGAGCGTTAGTGGTAGGGAACGGCATAACAATAGTGTTGTTAGCAAGGGAAATAAAAAAAAGGGAGCCCCGAAGGACTCCCAAAATCAATGATCAGGTGCGAGAAGCATCAAGCGCGGGGCTATCAGATTCAACACCCGAATAAGCAAACCGCAGACCTTGAGTCTCCGAGAAGACTTTAGAAGCGGTGGTAGGGGCGGACTTGCTGGTACGTGCAACAGCACGGCGCACAGCAGCGTTACCAGCGACAGCCAGGTTGCCATTGTCAGAGTAGCCAGTGCCATAAGCACCAGTCACAGCAGAAGGCAGGCTGGTTTCAGTACCAGCAACACCGTTGTTGCCAGCAGCAACAGAAAGGTTAGCCATAGGTATTTACCTCAGTTGGTGTAAGAAACAGTGTCAACACGGAAGGTGGCAGCAGTAGTGCCAGCAACCGACAGCACATCACCAACGCGATAACCATCACCACCTGCGGCAACAGTTTGGCCAGTAACAGCTCCATCAGTCACAGTAGTAGTGATGGTGCAGCCACTGCCATTGATGTTGTCATCAGTGGTGGCTTTGGTGCCAGCAGTCTGGCCAGTGCCAGCAGTAAGACGGGTCACAGTGACAACAGTGCCACCTTCACGACCAGGCTCAATAGGAGGACGTTTGTAAGCAGTTTCACTTGTAGTGACGCCTACACCGTCAGAAGGAGCGAATCCCATCGTCAGTCTCCTTTATCAGGAACGTGCCGACTGCAGCTCAATAGCACAGGCGGGGTTCAGGGTGCCACAGCCCATAGCCAGACGACCCACGATGATGTCGCCTTGGTACATGGTACGAACGTCAGAGCCGGTGGTCTGCACTTGAGGACCAATGGCCTCCACAACGCCAGCAGCATCTTTGTGATAGATCAGACCACAGTGGGTGCTGAAGTCACCAGAGTAGTTGTTGTTCTCACCGTTCACAGCGGCAATGTTGCCAGCCAGGAAGGGCAGGTTGTTGGAACGCTTGATAGGAATACCAGCGATCTCATACAGGCCATCACCAGAGTTGAGGCTACCCTGAGTGTTGCCGTAGTCACGGTTCAGGATGTTGCTGTCAACTTGGCTGATGAGTGCGTAGTACTGACGGGGAGACAGCACAGCCATACGACCCTGCTTGGGCAGGTTCTTCTCATCCATGATCGAGGCAGCTTCAAAGAAGGCATCGACAATGGCTTGAGCGTCAAACTCTTTGTTAGCACCCAGTTGGATGATGCTACCGCCGGGCTCAGGGCCAGGAGCAGCAGTGATGGGGTGAGCTTCACGAGCAGCCTTAGCGATCTGACGGAAGATCTTCTTGTCGTAAGCTTCGGCCAGAGCGTGACCGATCTTGGCAGCGATCTCCGAACGGAGGCTGTAGTGAGCCAGGGTCTCGTCCAGGTCATACACAAAGGCAGAGCTGACGAGAAGGTCGTCACAGACGATGGTCTTCTCAGCCACCGGAGGATCACCACTACCCAGGATCGGAGTTCCGGGCTCGTGGTAAGCGGCCTCCATACGGCCAGTGAAGATGAACTGCATAGCCTTACCGTTCTTCAGGGTACGGCTCTGCACAGTGCCCTTGGCGATAGTGGCGCTTTCATACGCCTTGAACATCTCGCCAGAGAACAGCTTCAGATAGGTTGCATACTTAGTATCGTAAGCAGTACCAAGAGCAAGAGGAGTCGCGCTCGTATTATTTACGCGACCAATGGAAGTTACAGTAGTGTTAGCCACAATAGTAAAGAGAGAGTTTTGTTAACGTCTCCCTAAGCGCTTAGGAATTACAACGAATTTTCAGGATTCATTGTCATTCGTGTTTTTTGAAAAATTGTCGTCTCTCCGACTGTCATGACTAAAGGTTGTCTCCCGTAGGAGGCCGATAGTCAACGCATAGCAAGGGAATCGAACCCAAGATGTTGCCACCAGGTCTATGCAGATGGCCTAAGCGTGATATGCCTCATCAGGACATAACAGGGGCTTAGGCTCTGTTAATAGGAACTTTTAATAAGAAAGTTTCTTATTAAAGGTTACTTCTTCTTTGCAGTCTTTGCAGACTGCTTGAACTGTGCTGCCGTAGGAGCACCAGCCGATCCAGCCTTTCTCATCTTCTCACCAGAACCATTCTTGATGCGAAGACGTTTGGCGTGGATGTTGGCGTAAAGACCAGGCTTAGCCATCACGGCCAAGCCGTACCGCCTGCTTGAACCTTCACACCTTTCGGGCTCAGTTCAGCAAGGGTTTGATTTGCTTCACCGTAAGCACTACGGAAAGCTTCTGCACCCGCAGTAGGGGTGACGTATTGAACAGCAGACACCGAAGACACCTTCGGATCAAAAGGATTAGCGCGTGCCATTTACTTAACTCGTTGAATGGTGACTTGACCACCACCCGAACTTCTCAATCCAATTGCCTCAGCAGCAGCACGACTCAGATCGATCTCCCGACCATGAACAAAAGGTCCACGGTCATTGATACGCACAGTGACGCACTTCTTTGAAGCCTTACTGCAGACACGAACCTTTGTTCCAAACGGAAGTGAAGGGTGTGCAGCAGTCATTGAATTCATGTTGTAGATCTCACCGGAGGCGGTGCGATTCCCGTGATACGGATGGCCATACCACGAAGCAAGAGAAGCAAGAGTGAGTGTCAAATAAAGCATTGGTTCATTGCAAGGGACATTGATATAACCAACGCTTCAGAAGACCAGAACACTCGCAGGACTGGTCTTTCTTTTAATCAGCAGCCTTTCTTACCGCCGCCGCCTTTACCGCCTTTGCCTTTCATCAGAAGTTGAGATCAGAGTTTTCAAGTTTTGCAGCAACATCTGCACGGTATGCAGGGTCGTTGTCGTATCGAGGATCACTCATGGCACGAACAAGTTCAGCCTGACTACGGAAGCCCTGCTGATTGCTAGGAGCCTTACCCGTAATCATCTGACCGTCATAACCCTGTGCTTCCTGGAATCGGAAGGCAAGGGCATTCACAGCGAAGTAACAGGCAAGCGGATCACCCCTTTCCATCACTGCGTCGTACATGGAGATCTCCTGTTCACTCAGTGATTCCTGAGCCCAGCCCATCATCTGTGCATACTGCTGTTCACCACCAACGATGCCCTGCAGTGTCTCCACATCATCAGCAGTGATCACTTCACCTTGAACACCACCTTCCTCTACCTGAGCACGGTATTCAAGATACATCTGTGCCAGGTCAGCAGGATCCATCTTCTCCAGAGCCTGAAGGGTCTCTTCGGAATACTCATCCTGAGATTCCTGCCAAAGACGATCAAGGAAGTCAGTATCAACTTCCTCTTGAGGTTCATCCTCAGTGGGCTGTTCCTCTACTTGCTCAGCATTACGCTGTGCAGGATCACCCAATTTCTTTTGCAGCTCAATGTATGCCTGTTCAAGATCCTCGGCATCTTTGAATTTACCTGCCAGTAGCTGCTGCTCTTGTTCATAAAGAGCTTCACCCACTTGCAGTGAGTCGAGTTCTTCAGCAGAAAATTCGCCGTCTTGAGCTTCAGTCGGATCAAACGTCAGTGTAGCCATTCGTAGTGATTACTTTAAGGTTGCCGAGTCCAACACGTTCCACTCGGTTCGGAACTCCAACACTGGGTTTACCAATCTTGGTACGGGGTGCATATTTATTACCCGACTCATCGAAGAACTCTTTGTCTTCAGACGAGAGGGGCGGCGTTACTGGTTTCGATTTGGCCTTGGTTGGGCGGCTGGGGATTGCCTTGTCCATTAATCATCTCCATTGCTTGTGGGTTTTTGCTTGGATCCATTAGAGGTGTCTTTGCAAGCTGGCCAATCTGCTGAGTCAGCATCATGTCCTTCTGCTGGCTGATGTTCTGCATCTGCTCTTGCTGCATTTCATCAACGCTCTTAACAAGGTTGAGAACATCAATGCCTTGAGCAGCAGCAAGCCGCTTAATTACCTCGTCACTATTGATGTATTTCGCAAGTGCTTCTGGACCCATGGTTTGAGCAATGGTCTGTAGGAAAGAACCAAGGCTCTCTCGATCTTGACCACGCCCAAGAGCATTCACACCAGCAACGATGGTGGGCTTGACAATATCCTTTGGAAGACGCGGAATCTGACCAGTCTTCTGGAAGGTGCTGAGCTTTCGATTCAGATACGGAACAAGGAACTCAGTAGTCAGCAAACTGAATAGTCCACCGAGCTGCTGTTCAAGTTCCATCTGTGTCATCCGTACTTCCTCTGCAGTGGTTCGTTCTGATTGACGAACACTGAGGATGAGGAATGCTTCAGACAACCGTCGTTCCAACTGCTGCATCATTTCAAATGCAGTTCGGAAGTCAGCAGTCTTACCAACCTGGATAACACCGATGTCATCAGGTCTTCCTTGAACGATGGCTCCGTTGCCTGCTTGGGCCAGCGTCTGGGGTTTGGTGGTACTAGATGGTGATACCACGAAGACCACCTTAGCGGCTGCTGCAGAGCCTTCTACGAGGGCCTGAGAGAGTGCTTCAAGGGAACGTAGATCCCCAATGAATTCCTCAACTCGACCACGACCATAGACCTCACCATCAACAGTATTAAAACGAAGGACCAACCAAGGGTTTGCTTCGATGGGTGCTTTACCCATTGAGCCTGGGATGATCTTGTCTTCATACTCCTGATGCCAGACAAACCTGTTGTTGTCTCGACGTACATAAGTGTAGATGTCAACCTCATCATTACGATCTGCCTCATTACCGTCAGGACGGTTAGGCAGCATCTGAGGAAGAACCTTCAACAGTAGCTTTTTAGAGATGCGTTCTTTCGTGACTATTTCAAGCACATTGCCGTTGCCATCTCTTTCTACAACGAAGCGATTCAAGGGATACAGCTTGAGCTGTTTCTCTCCCATGAAAATCAACGCATTGCCTGTCACCACCAGATGCTTCAGTGCTTGGTGTACAACGACACGATCACTAGAAGCAGCAATGGATTCAAGGATAATACGTTCGATCTTCGCAAAGGAAAGATCCAGCTCAGACTTAGCTTCGGGCGGAAGCTCAGTACCCAATGCACTGTCATTTACCTGCAGCTTAAAGAAGCTGGTTTGAGGAGGCAGTAGAGCCAGCATCAATTTAGATGCCAGAGTGACTACACCCTTTGCACCAACACTTTGCCAAGGAGTTGGTAGATGACGTGCTCCTTTGATCCACTCCTCCTCACCACGATTCAGGTAAGGAAGAGTTAGATCAGCAGCTTGTCTTGCTACGTTTAGAAAGTTGGAACGATCACTTGCTAAATAGTCATACCTTTGTTTGGCAGACATTGTTACTTGTTAAGTGCGTTTCCGTATTGCAGTCCCCGATTAAGGAGACCAGTACCACGTCCGTAAATGCCAAGTTGACGGAGACGTGATTTAGCGCGGCCCAGTTTGTTGGCACCAGCAGCACCCATACCACCACCAGACAACATGCCAGCACCGGGATCCTGGGGTTCTTCAGGAAGTTCCTCAGGAATGAATGGCATGATGGGTTCAATAGGTTGTTCACCAGTAGATACCGGCTCTTGAGGGGTCGCTGGTGTTGTAGGTACAGGCTGTGTACCAGCCCCCATACCAAGCCCCATCTTGCGAGGAAGCGTGGTGGCAGTACTACCCTTCGATCCAATAAACAGTGCAGATCCTTTGTCTTGACGACCTGCATTACGCAGTTGCTGGAGGATGGCACTGTCTTTACCAGCAGCCATAGCAAAGCCAGGTAGAGCCTGACGCGCCATAGCCAGACGAGGATCGGTGTAATTACCTTTCTGGTATTGATTCACGACCTTAGAGCCGATCATCAATCCCTTACCTACAGCTTTCTCAAGAACCTTTTCATTGTCCTTACCAGACACCTTAGAGATCTTAAGAAGCTCCTTCTCAGACAACACACCATTAGCACCAGACGCTGCACGCAGGTTCTGGCCAAGGGTATTCTGCTTGTTGATCTGTTGGACAGAAACAGGTTGTGCTGGCTTGCTAGGAGCAGACGCACCCATTGGGTTGGGACCAGCATTGGTTTGAACAGGTGCAGGCGTAGATGCACGGCTCACAATGTTACGAGCAGCTTGTGCAGTTACACCTGTTGCTTGGCGGATCTCTTTGGCAGTAGCGCCACGAGCCGCCATGTTATTTGCTTTCTGACGATTAGCCATTGTTCTCTTCAGTGAGTCGGTGTTGAATCCACTCGACCACAGAACGTTGGCCAGAGCGGTACATTATTTGTGAAAGGGATTCACTAGGGTTGGGTGTGGTGGGTGGAAAGTTCTCATCTAATTCAGCGATGAGTGAACTGAGTTGAATGCCTGTTGTTTCCAGCAGGCTAAGCATATTGTGGGAGGTTGGGGTTTGCATGTTCAAAGAACGCAGGCATCCGAGCACGTTGTGTTTCAATCAGACCTTCAGCTTTACCTGCATACATCAGGCTGTCGCTTTGATCCAACCAGAACTGCTTGTCCAAGTATTTGTTCTCGGACTTCTTCAGTGGTTGCATCACCCAGTTAATGGTTGCCTTTCTGAGCTTATCCAGAGAAGGGCTGACAGTCAGACCAAGCTCACGGCACACCAAACTATTGGTTGCTACGTGAACCTGTTCATCACGACTAATGTCAGCACTCACTGTTCGCATTCCAGCGTCACCATTAAATCGGAAGAACGGGAGTAGAACGAAGAAAATCGCACGCTCGGCCACCATCGCTTTGAGGACAGTGTGATCAGGATGCGAGACCCAAGCTTCCCTGAGGCGTAGTGCTTCGGCTTCAGCTTTCTCGTCAACGCCGTAAGCGTTCGCGATGTAGCCGAGAGCCAAGTCGTGGTTTTCTTCGTCCCGGATATTGGACAGAAGTAAATCCCGTGATAACGCTGGAACTTCATTGGCAAGTGCATCTTTAATAAAATCCCCAACGGGGAGTTCCATGTGCCTCAGGGCAAGAGCCCGGAAGATAGTTTCCTCCGAGCCCTCCTTGACAGCACCGGCTGTGGTCTGAACAGGAGACCACTTACGCTTTCGATTAAATAGTTTCTGATACGGGTTCATCACTCTCCACAATTACAATCAGGTGCGGGATCATTAAGTAACGCATCCAAGTAATCGTCAACCTCAGACTCATCCAGTGCAGCATAGGCGCTCGACTTATCTTGAGTGTCTCCCATCACTTGAAGCGAATAGTAAAGGGAGGTTTGATCAGAGTTCAACCACTCTTCAATGAAGGCGTCGTCATAGATGACCACATCGGACCAGCTATTGAACGAGTACCCATGAAGAAGTCCCGTAATTGACAGCATCCTTACGATGCCATTTGCTACAGCAAAGTAATCATCCCAGCCAACATCTGACGCGATCTCAACAGGACCGTAGTCAAAGCTCTGGACACCAAACGTACCGCTGTCACGGTCCACCTGACGGGCTATGGGAGGAGCAATCTCAGGACAGGTGGTGTACCCATCGAGATCGGTGTAGCGGTAGCTGCAGGAGGCTGTAGGAGCGATGGCGAAGGCACGAACCATGCCGTTTGCCTTAGCGATCTGAGCAGCCTCTCGGATACCAGCATTGATCTCATGAGCCAACACCGCAGCAGGTGTCCGTTCATGAGGTTCGTTGTTGTTGATAGCAGCAAGTGCTGCACCAAACTCCTTGTAGCTCACCCCTTGCTGACGGAGCAGGTTGGCCAGCCCAAGCATTCCGAGACCGACCTGGCGATCAATCTCTGGAGTGAGGTATTCACCGCTGTCTCCGACACCAGTTTTGGCATGGAGCGCGCACAGCTCTGACATTCCGGTACTGAACGCACGTCGAATGTCACTAAATTCGCAAGCCCCGAGATTGACATGCTGCAATAGACAGGTTCCCCGTGAGGGCAGGTACACTTCCAAGCAAACATTTCCGTAGATACGGTTTCCATATTTGTCAACCTTAGTTTTGTTTAGCCAGATGTCACCACGCTTGATGCCAAGGATCAGAGCTTCCTTGACTTCTGACGTGGCAACATTCCACCAATGCCAATTAATGTTGACACAGCGCTTAACCCAAGGCAGCTCACTACGACTAGCAGTGATAAACTCAAGCACATCAGGATGGTTAAGATCCAGATGACATACAACTGCTCCATTCTTGTAAACTCCACCACGCCTCAGGATTTCATTCAGAGTCGAGTAGATCTTGGCAAAAGATACGGGGCCTGATGCAACCAAGCCTTTATCATTTTCCGCTCCTCGTGGCCGGAGCTTTGATAGATGGACTGCAACTCCCGCTCCATAACGTAGAGCGTGCGAAACAAATCGCCACGATGCTTCGATTCCATTGTCGCCTTCCATTGTGTCTTCAACTACGAAGACGGTGCAACTCACAGGGAGTCGTGATGTCGGATCATCAATCCAACTTTGTACACGGCCAGTACGTGCGATCAGTTCTTTAGTCACAGTAATATCAGACAAGATCAATAAGTGAAGGTTCGTAGTAGTTCGGACCTTTGAGGATCTTTCCATCCTCACGCCGAATAGGTTTACCGTCTTCTCCAAGCTTGCTCATGTTGCTTCCATGAACACGGTTGTAAGCGGTCTGCAGATCCCAGCCAAAACAAGCAGCCATCTGATGGCACACGTACACAAGATCAGCAAGCTCCTTCAGGAGATGCTCTCGTGCTCGTTTGTTAGTGATGTCTTCCTTTAGATCGAGGTAAGCATGAGCAACCTCAAGGTGCTCCTCATCGATCAAAGTCTGCTGCAGATTCAAAGATGAAATCGTCAGCCCGATAGGCAGCTCGTACGCTGTCCGAAACTCGTGCGCTGCTGTTTCGTAGAAACTCACGGTGGTTTTCAAGGTAGTGGATTGCTTTGTTGAGATCGTCGATGGGGTCTGCTGTGGGCTTCTTTCCACAACGGCAGATGTATTTGATTGCATTACCAAGATGGAAACCTAGTTCTTGTTCTCGGATGAAGTCTCCGACATTCCAGTTGCTTCCGTAGTGGGTTGGGGAATCGGCCATTGTTTAACGAGGTTTGACACAGTGTTAGTGAGGACAAAGTTCTGATGTTGTAGTGCAAGAAAGACCGTGATCAGATCTTCCTTTCGTGCTTCAGGCAGCAGATCCTGCAGTCGTCGCATCTTGAACTGTTGTTCCACCGTCATCTCCGTCACCGGGGGTGGGGGTCCAAAGGATTGGCTCATTGGTTTCGTGGTTGAAGTCGGTGTACCGCAGTATCCGCGCGAGACGTGCATTAAGAAGAGCATCATCAGCAGTCATTCCTCGTTCTTCAAATGTTTGAACAACGGTGTCCCACGTGCAGCCATGTTTGTCGAGGAGAGCATCAGCTCGTTTGATACCAATACCAGGAGCGCCTGCATAACCATCAGTCTGGTCACCACTCATCGCTTGGATGAGGTGCCAGCGGTCACCCTCTTCCTTGGTGATTTCAATCACAGGATTGGTCATGTCAAACAACAACCCAGGGATCTGCCTCATGTCCTTATCAGGGCTGCAGATGATGTGGTTACAACCTTGCTCGATGGGATCTGTTGCGTAGATACCGAGGGCATCATCAGCTTCCAGATTGTCTACAACCATGGTGGTGTAGTTGTCACCGCACCAGTTGAGCAAGCGTTTGTAGCCACAAGGCTTCTTTCGATTTCGATGACCCTTGTATGCTGGGAAAATTTTTTTCCTGAAATTCTTAGGGCTACTGAAGAACAGGATGAAGTCGTCGAACATGCCCATGCATTCAGCAATGGACATCAGCTCATTCTGGAACATCTCCAGAACATCAGAGAATCGGCTGGTAACAACGATTAGGTCATCACCGTAATCAACCTCATCTTCACAAGCTGCACACGATTTGTATGCAAGGTAGTCAGCGTCAATGAGAAGGGTCATTTACCTTGGCCTCGACGCAGCTTTTTGGTTCCCTTTGGCAATGAGCGTGTACCGTTGCCTTGATGGGTGTGCTTGAACTTGGCACGGGATTCAAATTGTTTTTTGGCTAGGTTTGTTTTGGATTTAGTTGGGGGCATTAAACAGCAGAGAATAGTTTTACGGTTTTATATCGGCCTTGGAGCACACCACTGCGAACAGAAACTGGTAGAGCGCGGAGAACACGGAAAGACTTCTGACAAACAACGCTTTCAAAATCAAACACGCCATTTGATGCAGCATTGATAGAGCAGAAGTTCAGAACACGAAGCAGTTCGTCTGGGTCATAGTCATTGTCAAGTGCAAACAAAATTAAACGATCACGCAATCGATGCAATGTGTCCGGGTCAACTGAGATTGCTGCACGTTTCATCGTATTAATCCCAGCAAACGGCAGTCGACCAAGGTACGAGCCTTCAGGAAAGTATCCGACTTCAATAAGGTGCCTGACAATGTGATGAATGTTTTTAAAGATAGTTTCATTGCCATGTCCATCACAAACCGAGCTATTACAAAGCGACTTCAAGGCAAGTTCTACCGACTTGTGCTCATTGTGTTTCCTCACAGTCAACTGTGATTGCTCCTTCTCGATCCGATTCATGTCGGCGGATGTAATCACATTTGGCACGGATGCAGTTACCCACACTTTGCCAAGATCCATGAATGCTGAACCACTCTTCACGTGTGAAGTTGTCAGTGAACTGGTTGTCATGAGTAAGGTTGCTGATTTGTTCAAAGAGTTGAATAATCTGGTTGTAGTCCGGGTGTGTGTACTCACCGGGCTGAAGCTCACGTGCAGGGGACATACGTTTGATGTCGGCTGCAGTGATCTTGGTCACTTCTGGTTTGCTGATGTCTTCAATGACAACAGCCTTAACCTCTGGCGTTGAGCGGCAGAACTCCTCACGTGCCTTACGGCTGAGCTTCTGCTCTGCGATGGCGGGGTCCAAATGTCCGCAGTGCGGACTTTTACACTCCTCATACCATTGCCTTAGACGGTGTGAATCCTGCTTGGAGTACCCAAGCGCCTCACACGCAGGCAGGAACTGACCATGGTCAAGCTCCTCCTTTGCCTTGGCTAACGCTTCACCAATCCGGTAGTCGATGGCCTCATTAACTGCAAGGCGAATGGCCTCACAACCTTTGATGTAATGGACTAGCTGATCACCAGTGTTGAATCTTTGGGGTAGGGATGGGAGTAAGGCAGTTGCCTTTTTGACGAGAGGATTCATTTAGTGAGTGTCGGCCCATGTGTTTCCGTCTCCTGCTTCCGCAGCAATAGGGATGCGAAGGTTGTAGTACTCACCAGCCTTAGCTGCTGCAAACTCAAGATTGAACTTGAGATCAGCAACATGTGCGGGGTTACATTCAAACTGAAGCTCATCATGGACAAATGCCAGTTGATCAGCTTCAATATTCAGTTGTTTAATGTTGTCTTGTGCGATGACCATCCATCGCTTAGCAATGACACCAGCTCCTGATTGCAGGAGATAGTTCAGACTTTTGTGAGGCCCGTCAACAAGAATTTTTCGTCCATCAATACTATTGATGTAGCCAGTTGATTGAACCTTTTTCTTGACGGCCTCAACAAGATCGCTAAGACCTTCAATTGCATCCAGATACGCCTCTCGTATTTCCTTTCCCTTTTGCTTTGCCTTTGCGGGCGAAAGCTGAGGATCATAGGAAAATCCGATCTTCTCGTTCCCAGCCCCATAAAGGAAAGCATAGGTAACGGTTTTGACGAGCTTACGACTAAT